TTGTTGTTGCCATAATAAACCTTTCAAGTGGGTGGGGAAAAACCCCACCCTATTTAATCATCAATTAGAATGCACTGTCAACAGTGATAGCACAACCATAATTATCTTTAATGATGCCTTGACCCTTCATAATTGACGCCACAATTTCTGTGCTACGTAGACTAGCATCTCTTTGTGTTTCAATTTTGAAATCTTCCTTAATCGCAAGACCAAGTGAGATTGGGTGGAATACAGCACCAACTGAATCGTCAGCAGAGTCAATAGAGATGTTAGCATTCTCGTATAAGTCAATTCCAAACATAGAACCAACAAAACCAGAATTGAAAACATTCTCACCAACTGATGAGATTGCAGGTGCTTGTGATGCAACATAACCTGCTGATGTTAAAGTCTTTTTAAGATTAAACATCGCTTTAGGGTGGAACACAGCAACGTATGGTTTAGGTACGTTTAATGCTCTTAATGTTGCTTCAGCTTGTAATAGTAAGTCAGCAGTTAATTCTGTTCCTGCTGAACCTAAGTCATTACCAGATGCAAATGAACCGAATAGGTCAACTAGGTCTGTGTCAACTTTCTTAGCGATTGACTCACCAAATACTCGACCAATGTCTTGTGCGATTGGACGTGAAGATGATTCTCTTGCTAAGTCAGTAAGTGTTGTCATAACGCCTACTTCTGCACAGGTGATTAATGCCTCTGTGGGATTAATTTCTGTGTTTGCTAAATCTGAACCTTCAGCTACTGCTGATGCAGAGATAGTTGGGAATACAGGAACAGCAACTTGTTTGCCTTGTCCTGTGATGTTGTAAGTAGTTACTAGCGGACGCATTACTGAGGTTTCTTGGAAAGTGAAAATCGCTTCCTGTATAATCTCAGTATATAGTTCACTAATACTACTTGAGGTTGTTTCGTTAGCCATTGGGCAACTCCTTTTTTATATTAGTTATTAATAGTTAGTTTTGGTTTCATACTAAATCCAGAACGTGAATTGCGGTATTCAACATACTGCTTTTTATGCTCTGGATTGTTCAAATCCAAGTCCGCCAGATTAAAAGGTTTAGCGTCAACCTTACCCACGTTTCCCTTACTTCCACTGCCACTAGGTGTAGCCATTTGGAAATGAGGATTCTGTGTAAGAAATTCAGAAACATATTCTTCAACAGAATAAAGATTTCCGTCTTTGTTATATCGTGGAGTACCATTTTCTGCAAGAACTTCTACTTGTCCATCATCGTTTAGGTGGACATTGTTCTTCAATAGTTCTACCACTTGTTGAGGATTAATTGCCTTATTCTTAGAAGCAGAATTAATTAAAGCATCATTAATCTTAATATTCTTTAAATCACCTTGTAATTTTTGAATTTCAGATTGATACTTATTAGCTTGGTCTTTAAGAATGTCCTCAAATTCGCCACGCTTCTTTTTTTCCTCTAACTGTGCATTTTCTTTTTGTTGCATCAGTTGTTTTACTTCATCAAGATTATCCGTACCAAGTTCTTTGTAGATTTTAGCACGTTCTCTTGCTAGACGTGTCTTTACGATATTTTCAATATCTTGTTGTGAAAGACCTTTATCTTCTGTTGTTTTTTCCTGTATTTGTTCCTCTTGTACTGATGTGTCATTTTTTGTTTCAAGTGTTTCATTCACTTGACCCTGTTCATCAGTCATTTTACACTCCTTAATTTGTGTTAATTAAATCTTTATAGAAAAATTATTTATTCTTCAAGTAATTCTTCCCATTCTGGGTCGAATGGAATGAATGAATGTCTGCACCGATAACCGCCTCTATTAACAAATGGGTCACTTCCAGACTTACCAGACCAAGATTGACCAGACCAAACACTTCGTGCTTCTTCCTCTGTAAATACTCTATTTAAGTTCCTTCTACAGAATTTTCTTGTAGTGGTAATATTTGTGCCTGTGTATTTATAAGAAGTTATCCCTGCTTCATCACCTTTGTACTTAGTGAACTGTCCGTCAAATTGCATAATACTATCGTGTGCTATTTGACCTGCATATCTACGCATATTGTTTCCTAAAATATCACTTGCGTATTTAGTATGTAAGACTTCTCTAGCTGATTTAACCTTTGCTATTATTTTAGCATCGTCTGAATATCTGTTTTTTTCAATATATCCTACTAAACGATTAATGGCATCTTCATTACTTCTTTGGAATACTCCATTTATTTGTCCTCTGATGTTTCTAACTGTTTCATTAAAAGGTTTCCCAACTACTGCTGATTGATAAACTTCATTAGCTATTGTATCTAAAAATCTATTTGCGACATCTTCAAATCCACTAAAGGATAAAAACTTCAAATCATTAATGACTTTTAAATCTGGTTTGGTTATTGTTTTAAATTTATCAGCAATAGGAATAGGTTGTATGAAATCTTGAAATTCTTTTACTATCTCATCATATTCACTAACAAGTGCATCAGCTTCTTTTAAATAATTTTCTTCAATTAATCTTTTAAGGTTAGGTCTAAGTTGAATGGCTAATTGAGTATTAAGATTAACACCACCAGATGTTGTCTTAATTAATTCATCAATAATATCATCTTCTAATTTCTTTAATGAACCTATAATGCGTTCTTCGTGGCTATCAATTAAATCATTAATTATTTTTTGTTTTCTATTTGCGAATTGTTCAAAGGATTTTTCAAATGCGTCTGCCATACGGGGGAATATATAGTGGAAATGTTAGGGGTGCAAGAAGTGTGCCTTTAGGCACACCCCTTTGCTTCTTGAATTGTTTGTTCCCAATTACCTTTGTAATCGTTCACTTCATCAAATTTAACGTGTTTACAATACTGTGTAGTCTGTCTTAAAGCATTATAAACAAAATATCTTTTAGCAGTTCTTTTTAAAACTACTCCATATACCCAACAGTCATAATCACAATCAGTTTGTAATAATGTGCAAGGTGTATATTCGTAGTTTTTGTTGTTCTGTGTTTTGTTCATATAATAAAAATATAGAAAATTTATATTATTGTCAACTACAATGGAAAGTTTTTTTTCCAAGCACGAATTGACCAATAGGCAGGGGATAAGGTCTTTTGACCCTTAACTTCCTTTAAAACACCCCCCATTCTGGCTAGAAATGACCTTTGTCTAGCAGGGATATTCTTTTTGATAGACATACCTCTAGCACCAAAGGTGACTTTCTTTACATTACCAGATGATTTGTCTTTAACGTAAACGCCAAACTTTTTATTCTTATTTTCGGTTGTTGATAACCTAAATGGTTTATTTAATGAAACTTGTCTGCCTCTGTATTTAGCCATTACTCTTGATACCATTCTATCAAATCACGTTCAATATAATCTTGGATTATTTGTTTTTCAGCAAAAGGATTATGTCTTGAACCATAATATTCTTTGTGTCTAAATTCTCTTTTCGTATATCGGTTGGGTGTCATAAAGAAATCAAATTCGTCTATATAGATTTTATTCTCTAAGTTATTGATTGCCCAATAGATAGAAACAAATCCTGCTGTGGGGAATGTCATCTTCGTTTGCTGACACATTACTTGGTAATCTCTTAAATCCCATTCATAAGTTAATTCTTTCATATAGTCTGGATAGGTTTGCATTCGCACACCAAAGTCCTCACCACATAATCTAACAATGTATCTGGAATGGTCATCTAATGTTATATCAGCTTCTTTAATTGCATTTTGACTAAGGTTATTAATCCATACATCGTGGTCGTCTTGATAACCTAAGTTCATTCTAAAAGTTACTACGTCCTTGTATTCTTTTTCCCTTACTGGTTCTTTATTGCCAATAATGACGATTGGTTTGTCACCGATAAATTCTTGAATGTCTTGTAGTGTTCTCACTTTGTAAAACGTAAAGTATAGTTTTCATAATCAGAAAAAATATTCTGCCACCATTCTTTAGGTTTAACAGTAGCGTGAGCATTTTTACCATTAGGTAATAGTTTGATAGCTTTTCCAGTATGGACTGAAATAAAATGATGTTTTGCTTTAAAACTAAAAATATCATCTATCACATCTTTTAAACCAATCTGAGGTATGTGTTCTAAAACATCAATGCAAATAACTAAATCAAATGAACCAGTAGGTTTAGCAGAATATCTTAAAACAGCAGGGTCATAATTAGTAACATTCCATTCTTGTGGTTGATGTTTTGCCTGTCCACAACCATAGTCTAAAATGCTTTCATAATTATTATTTTTAATCAGTTCGTTAATTTCATTAATGTATCTTAACAGGGTGTTGCCTTCCCAATAATTATCTTTTTGATGAACTAACTTTGCTTGTTCTAAATATTCTTCATATTCGTTCATTTCTTTTTTCTTTTCTTTTTTGTTTTTCTTGCAGTGGCTAGAGCAATAGCGACAGCTTGTTTTCTTGGTTTCCCTGCCTTTAATTCAGTACGAATGTTCTTACTAATTGACCTAGCCGAATATCCTTTGATTAGTGGCATTACTTCTTTTTCTTCTTTCTTTTCATATTAGACTTAGCTGATTTTTTTGGTCTGCCGACTTTACTTCCGTATGTTCCTTTTCCGTATGGCATTGTGATTTCCTTTCTTCATAATGCTTAAAGCATAATAATTCTAAATTACCATACTGAGCAGGATATCCAATACAAGCAAATTTACCACAATGGCATTTTTGTTTTATTTGACGTTCTTGAGGCGTCCAATTATAATATTGAAGTTTGGAAACCTTGTTTCCTTTAGGCATTAATCAAATTTTTCTAATAGTAATTCAAATCCACCTGATACAGATGATGTAGCACTTGCCTTTGCTCTCATCTCAATGTCTGTCTTTTCAGTTAGAACTTCTGGAATTAGATATTCTTTTCTAAATGCACCACCTCTAATAGTTTGAAATGCTTTTGTTTGAAAAGTATTACCATTAATTGGTCTTGCCATTATCTTTGCTTCTAACTCTAAATCTTTAGAAGTGCCAATATCAAATGACATTAAATATCCTCTATGAAGTCTAGGGATTGTATAAATTGATTGAAGTGTTTGACCATATCCTGCACTAATGTATGCACCTGTTTTACTATCTACTGTGATTGTAATATCACCTTGATTAACATTGCCTGTTGTTGCACTTGCCATAAATGCCCTATGCATTCTAATGAATGTAGTTGTAGATGCTGAACCACCAATGGTAATAACTTCATCTGCTAAATCAAAATTTTCATCTAAACCAAAAATATGAACAGTTCCACCATTATCAGCACTTGTATTTGAAGATGTAGCTACTGCGGTAGTTGCAGTAGTTGGATAAACATATAATCCCGTACCATTCGTCCAAACAGTTTCAAATGATGTTCCTACACTAGAATTATAACCAAATTTCTGAATACCACTAAAATCTTCTACTAATCCTTTTTGAACTGCTAATCCAAAAGGAAAGTTTAATTGTTCTCTAACATTAGATATTTGAAATCCCATTTATACCTCCTCTGTTGGTAATGTAGTTGTGAACTGACCAATCGGTCTTGGTTTTGCTTCTATCTCTGCGTCTATGTCTGCAATCTTTTCATCATCATCAACAACTGCTCTGGCAATCTGTTTATCTACTTCTTTTGCAAATGTATCGGATTGAACACCAGATGCTTTTGCTTGTTGTAAGAATTGTAAGTCACTAGCGTAATCTCTTAGGTCAAAACTATCTGGATAGATTATTTCACCGTCAAATGTTGTGCCTTGCCAGTCCGCATATAAATCAAATATCTGTTCTTCAGCATTCTGTAAAAAATCAGCTTTCTCAGATAATCTTGCATTTAATAATTGAAATTCTGTTTGTAGTGCAATTCCAGAATTAACAGTTTTTTCTGTTCCTCTGACTGCTCCCATATGTGTAATTCTATCAATGGCATTAACTTTCATATTGATTGTTTTCATAATGCTTTCTAATGACTGTGATGAAGGTTGAATGATATATGGTTTTAAATCGGCTGATAAATCTTCTGGCATTTCAATAATAGAACCTGCACCTGCACTTGCTTCTACGTTAGGTGTCTTAACTAAACTAGGGTGGTTAGATAATCTGATTAACTGTTCAATCTCAGAGTAATCATTGTAAATAGATTTTTGTAATTCAGACACATCAGATAAATCACTAATACCAATTCCTTTAATAGATGTTCTTTGATTGTATAGACATACAGCAGGAATTTTACCTAGTGCGTTTGGTTGTTCGTCAATCTTAGTTGGTTTCTTGGTAGCATAGCCAATCGTAAAATCTTCCACTTTGTATGTCGTAATATCTTCCATTGACCAAACTTTAACAATGGCATCTTTCCCAATCATTTCTTCTACGACTGTTAATGATGTTAAATAATATCTTCCGTTTGATGCTCTTTCATATTTCCAGTTCGTGACATTCTCTGGAGTATAAATTGAAATGTATGGTCTAATATCTTGTGATAGTTCTTCTGCTCTAGTCTTAGCATTGGATAAAGGTTTATCTACGATTAGCCAACAAGTACCATAGATTGAAGCATTGACTTGTGCTTCTCTAATAAGGTTGTTGTATTGCCTACCATCAAAGTCTGCGTCCATTAAAAATGCTTCTAGTTGTGGGTCGCCTGTTAATGAACCAAAATCTCTTGTAGGTGGTACTCTGAACAAGAAGGAGGAATAGATTTGAACGACATTCCTACAATGGTTATCTAAGGGAGTAAATTCTGAACGCTTTAAATATTCTTCTTCTGTTTCTAATATATATCGGTGGAGGAAATATCCGTTTTCATAATCCTGTCCACCCAAGTAAGAACGATAATGAAAGTTCCAATCATTCATCTTTCTTTCGTAGTCTGGGTGTAGTTCTGTTAAAAATTGTCTATCGTATGTTGCCATTAACTAAATCTCTGTGGTGCAGATGGGGTAAAATCACGTCTTACAGGGAATAGATACTCTACTAAATATCCTAGAGCATCATTGCTGTGGTCATAATCACCTTTTTCTGGCACACTCGTATTTTCCTTATATATTTGTCGTTCTATTGCTTTTAACATAGTTTTACAGTTCTTGGCAATAAATAATGTGCGTTTACCATTAGCATTCTTCAGCTTGGTATTCACTGCGTTTATTCTATCTCTAACAAGTGGGTGTGCATTCCTTACTCGCATATTAAAACCTGCATTCTTTAGTATCGCTAAATCAGTCACACCACCTGCTGATGTTTTTCTTTGCTTACTTGCAGGGTCGGGATAAACAAAGATATGTTTACCAGAATATCTGTTTTTTATTTCTTGCACCATTTCATCAGTGTTAGATGAATATAATATTATCTCATCATAAACATAAATATTATTACCTTGTATCTCTGTAATAACACCTGTCATTGGCGATATGTTAAAATCCATTCCTATATGTATTTCACTAGTCTTAGGTTCATATGTATCTATGACGTTTTCTTTTCTATCAAAGTTATAATAAATCTGACCTGCATAATTGACAAATGATGCCATATATTCCTGTTGGAATGTACGTTCATCTAGGTCTGCTTTTGCCTGTTCAATTTCATTAGCAGATACATTACCACCTTCTAATGTTGTAAATTGGAATGATGCCCACTGGTCATTCTGTTTACTAAATAGGTTATAACTCCAGTTTCCATATCCTCTAGGTGTACCACAGAATAATGCTGAACCATTCTTATCGGATAATGTAGGTCTTAACACCTCATACCAAGCGTGTTCTTTAACGTCAGCAAATTCGTCCATTACTAGAAAGTCTAATCCAACACCTCTTAATGAATTTTCATTGTCTGCACCTCTTAGTGATATTTGGCTACCATTACGCAGTGTTATAGATAAATCAGAATTGTTTGTTTTCTTAATCCATTTATGTTTGGTTAATTTATCTACTAATTCAAACCACACAATGTCTTTAGCCATTCTATAAGTAGGTGCTACATACCAAACCTTCTTTTTAGGATAACGACTAAACTTAGCTAATTCAGTAACAGCTAAAAATGTCTTACCAAATCTTCTTCCAGTGATTAATACTCTAAATCTTTTATCGCAGTCTAATAC